AAAATGCCAAAAAAGATTTGGGATATGTATTTATCTCCTACATTGGTAGATAGAAAAGGGAAAGCAATCTTTATTACTACTCCTGAAGGATATAATTGGGTTTATGATTTATATTTATTAGGACAAAGTGATAAGAATTGGTGTAGTATGCAATCGCCAAGTTGGGAAAATCAATATGCGTTTCCTGATGGACAAGAGGATTCTTTCCTACAAGAACGAAAACGTAATATGTCCAAAGAGTTGTTTGATCAAGAGTTTGCTGCAAAGTTTACTTCAATGGAAGGACGAGTATATCCGTTTGATAGAGAGTTAGATATGGCACATCTTCCATACAATGTTAATCTACCCACTTATTGTTCAATGGACTTTGGTTATCGTATGCCATCGGTATTATGGTTTCAAACCTATCAAAGCGATGGACATTGGTATATTAATATTATAGATGAAGTTATTCACGAACAAAATATTTCTACTGAAAAACTTGTTCAAATGATTAAAGAAAAAAATTATCCTGTGGTGGCATACTATGGCGATCCTGCTGGTAGCTTTGTGCAAGGACAAAGTGGTATGGGGGATATTCATATTTTAAGGCGACACGGAATCTATGTGCAATACCGTATGGATAGATTATCTCGTGATATACAGTCTGGGGTAAGTTATTGTAGAGGTTTCTTTGAAAATGCAGAAGGATTGCGTAGAATTAAGGTGGATAAAAAATGCGTAGGAATTGCAGAGGACTTTGAAGGATATAGATTTCCAGAAGCAAAAGAAGGCAAAGGAATATCAAATAATCCAATAAAAGATGGACGATATGAACACGGTTGCGATGCTTTTCGTTATTTTATCTTGAATAGATTTCCAATTAGAAGTAATTTCGTTGGAAGATTACCACGATAATAGGACAAATTAAATGATAAAAACTCCAGAAGAAATTATAAAAGACTCATTAACGTTTTTTAAAAAAGATCAATCCAGAAAAAGAAGGGAAGAAGTAAGAAAATTTTTAGACTATTATTCTGGTTCATTAACCGAACAGTATATAGAAGATTATTTTAAATCTGATGCGTTCCAAGAAATCCCTCATTATAATACAAACATTGTCAAAAAATTTATTAATCGTATGTCTAAAATTTATACGATTGGTGCAACACGAAATGTCAATAAGAAATACGAAGTTCTTACCGAAGTTAAAAATGCTCGTATGAAACAAATGGAACGTATGACTCGTTTGCTTGGCACAGTTGCAACCTATGTAATGTATAATGAAGAAAAAGAACAATTTGATTATCGTCCTATCTATTATTTTGAACCTTACTTTGGCGACAATGTTTATCAACCTGAATCAATCGTATATCCGATGATGCACGGACACGCTGATTTATCCGATACAGGAGAATTGCAATATGCGTATTGGGATTCCGAAATTTGTGTCAAATTTGATGAAAATGGTAATATTCTTAAAGAAGTAAAACATAATCTTGGTGTTCTCCCTTTTGTCTTTACCCATAGAGAAGAACAATTAGATTCATTCTTTGTAGAAGGTGCTTCTGATTTGGTTAGTGCAAACGAACACGTTAATATCACAATGACAGAAATGCAATTAGGGTTACGCTTCCAAATGTTTGGACAACCTGTTATCTCTGGATTGATTTCTGACAACAATCAAGTAAGAGCAGGATCAGATGAAATCCTAACCTTGCCAGAAGGAAGTAGTTATGACATTGTTGCTCCACAAGGCAATGTTCAAGCTGTAATTGAAAATATTAAATGGCAAATAGAATTAGTGGCGTTGAATAATCATCTGTTTGTAACCTTTGCACAATCTGGTGGGGAAGTGCCAAGTGGTATCTCCTTAATGATTAAGGATTTAGAACGCCACGAAGATTTTATAGATGATATAGAATTATATCGTCAATATGAACACTCTTTCTATCAAATAGAACACGCTATTTCAGAAATTAACAGTCTTGGACTACCAGAACCAAAACGATTTAAAGTTGATTTCTCTGAAGTGGAATATCCAATGACTACCCAAGACAAGATTATGTTAAACGAATATAAGTTAAAACATAACCTGACTACCGAAGCTGAATTACTCGCTGATGAAAATAAAGATATTAGCGTGGAAGAAGCCGAAAAAATTATTGAAGAAAACAAGGAAAAGAACGGTGCAAGACAAGTGCAACCAGTAGTAGAGCCAGAGGTAGAAGAAGAAGATGAAGATAACAGTCAGGAGTAATGTTAGCTTTAAAAAAATCAAAGGTCATAAGTTTCCAAAACTTGCATACGACAATCTATTAAAACCTTTAGGTAGAGCAGCTTTAAAAAAAATTAGAGATTCTTTTGCTAACGGTTTAGACATTACTGGACAACCTTACCCAGATTATACAAATTCCTATAAAAAATGGCTTAAAGCAAATGGGTTAGAAGGGAAAGCAAACAATATGGTTTTAAAAGGAAAACTGAAAAATAGTATTCCAGTTAAAATATTCACAGATGAAAAAAACTATAGAGTAATCATAGCTCCTGATAGAAATAAAGCAAGAAACAAAAACGATGTTTTTTATGGTGGGTATCATTTATACGACAATGAAAACAACCAAAAAAAGGGAGTTCGTAAATGGTTTTTTACCTCTGATGAATTACCAGATATATTTAGCGATAAGATGCTCGGAAATGCGTGGAATAAAGGAAAAAAAGTCTTGGAAAAGAAAATAGAATCGCAATTAAAAACAAAAATGCGTAATATAGCAAGTGAAACGTTTGAGATGAAATAATGGAACAAATTATAAAAGAAATATTAAAACTCGTCTTGGAAATCAAGAAAGTAAGTAGTCATAATAACGACTTATTAGGGTTTGTATGTTCCAGAGTTTCTCCAATGCCACCTATCCAAAAAGATCATAAAGAGTTAATGTCTATTTCAATGGAAATGTCCGAAATCTTTGATAAGTATAATATTACTGCTGATGAGTTTGGGATTTCATAGCATTTTCCCTTTTTCGTAACTCATCAATCCATTTTTTTCTTTCAATAGTAGTTGGACGCTTTGCAGGTAAAGGTTTCAATCCTACTTTCTTTGCTCGTTGTAATAACGCATAGCGATTTGCTTTATTTTGTTTTCTTTTTTGCCTATAAGATATTTTCTTAATTTTTTTAGCTTCTTTTTTATCTCTTTTTTCAGGATTATCATTTTCCTTGTTTCTTTTTGGAAGATTGTCAATAGCTTCTTTAATTTCTTCACTTTCTACATCAATTATTTCAGCATCAATCGCATTTGCCTTTAAAAATTTTTCAAATGGACTATCTACGGTAACATTGATATTCTTAATTAGTTTTCCACTATGCTCAAGCACCAATCTTCCTGCTTGAACATTTCCTTCAATCGCTTCTCGTATCATACTGTTTAATACCATTGGTAATTTACTATTAAACAAAATCATATATTTTCTATAAAACATATCTACAAATCTGTCATCAGAAAACCAATTATGAATAGTTTGAGTGGTTACTTTGAGTTCGTCTGCAAGATCTGTTTTATTAATACCTGGATTATGGATTAATAAATCAATCGCAGCTTGTTGATTTGCTTTTCTTAATGCTACTTTACTCATCGTCTTTTTCCCTGTCCTCTATATTTCTTCTTGTAGTATTTTTTGGAAACCTTTGTGCCACGCTTGGTATTCTTACTATTACCTTGTCGTGTTTTTTTGGCACGTTTGGAACGATAATCCCACCTATTTGCTACGTTTTTTGCCACACCAGTCCCAGCACTTCTTACAAGCGTCCTGTCCAGATCGTGTGCAAAATAGTGCATAATGTAATCCAAATCCTAAAACAAATCCTACTATAAATCCTACCATTATTTTTTCTCCTTTTTCTTAAAAATTTTTTCCCAATTTTTTCTATACTGTTTCATATTACTTCCTTCACGTGGTTTGTCGCCTTTTCCAACCCCATTTGGTTCGTGAAATATACTATCGTTTTCTTTTGACATACTTTTTACTTTCTTTTGGACATTGTCGCATAAAGATTACTTTATTCTGTTCTTGATTACCTGTTTGTAATCCACAATGCGTATATCCTTTATATCTTGTAGCATACGGACATTGCTTATCCAACAACCCACAATAGTCAAACACTATTTCTTAGGTTTCTTGGCTTTTTTATCAAACACGACACCCAGTCCTTGTAATTCTTGGACTTCTTCTTTTTCTAACTTCACTTCTTTTCCCTCTTTTAGCTCTTTAATTGCTTGATTTCTTGTCTTGAGGTGTGAAGGTTTCAACCTGTCGTTCCATTTTTTTAACTTTACCATTATTGCTCCTTAATCTATATCTAATTCTTTGTATAATTTACTATCTGTCATTGTATTTTTATCTTTTACCATAATGGTTGGCACGGATAACTTTCTTTTTACTAAGAATTGTTCATCATTGCACAAGCATAATTCTAAATTAGGTTCGCTGAAGGATTGGTGGTGTTCAAACACCTTACCACACTCCAAACACTCGTAATCATACATTGGCATATCCTATAATTTAATGAAAAAACCTTAAAACAACCTAAAAATATTTAGGATCACTTGTCCAATCAAAAATCCCTATTTTTTTTAAAGCAAATAATGGCTATAACTCTATATCTATCAACTATTTAGAGCAATTTTTTATTTTCTTGATATTAATATAAAAGGTATTAAATTATTATATTTTTATTTAGTCCTTTTTCTATATTTCGTAGGGAACACAGATGCACAACCACTAAAACGCTGAATCCACCCTACTGGGGATAACCTGGGGATAAGTGGATAAGTTGTGGAGATCTTGTGGATAACTTTTCGGTGCTTAAAACGTGCTTAAGACTTCGTATGAGAATTGGAGTGAGGTGCGTGGGTGCATAATCCAAATCATCAATCAAGTAAATAGACGTAATAGTCAAGTAATTTGACTTATTACCGTTTATTGTGTAACTTCCAGATATTAGATTTAAAGTTATTCGACAATTTGAGAACAAGGGACAACGCAACGAGCTTGAGGAAATGAGGCAAAAGTCTACAAATTAACAGCAGTAGCAGCGAGAAAATTAGAGAAGAAATGAGTATCGCCAGTAAATACAAATCGGTTGAGATACCTCTCATAAATCACCCCTTTAAAGTAGATAAGAGCCAGATTACTTCTTATCTTTTACTCAGATTAAAGTCATTCGACAATTGGAACAATTACACACAGTTTTCTTAATAGTGTTTTAAGGCGCATATTAGCACCTTAAACGCTGTTCAAACCTTTTGGAGGAAGTTCTA